TACTGCTACTGAGATAAGACGGCCAAGTTCTCTACCTCTATCTTCATCACCTTCTACATTAGAACCAGAAGCATCTACATTTACTACTACGCTAGTAGATCCTCCTAACTGATGATTTGGAGTGATATTTCCAGAAGATCCTGGTGTAAATAATTCTGGGCCACGTTCTCCTACAATGTAACTACCTCCTGTTTTTACTGGACCTCCGTTTGCCTTAAATAAGCCACCAATTCCAGGTATGCTACTAAGTAATGAATTTACACCAAACTGTAAAAGTGTTCTAGCTATTTGACTAAATACACTGGTTGCTACTTCGCCTAAAGTTTTAGTTCCTTGTATTGCACCTTCTATGGCATCTACTAACCCACTTTCAACAGTTGAAGCAATACTCTTGTATAAATCTAGTGTTTTTTCTAGCTGATTTTGTAATCTTAACTCGTCTGTTATTTGCCCTTTCTTTATATCACTTATTTCCTTACCTGTTAGCTTAGAGGCTTCTGCAATTTTATTAACTTCTTGTTGTATTCTTGCTTCTTCTGTACCTAAAACAAGTGAATTCTGTAAAAATTGAGTTCTGTCCGATATACTTTTAGTCATATTTTGAAATCTTAATTCGTTTGCTCCATTAAGATCAGACTCTTTTTGAAGTTCTTCATTTAGTTTTTGCTGCTTTATTATTTTTTCTTCTAATTGTTTAAATGCTGCGGTTCGTTTAATTTTTCCTGCTGATCCACCTGTTGCACCACCGAGCATTTCATCTCTTTCTGCAATTAAACCTTGAACATTAGATTGATCACTAAGTTTTGCCCTTTTAAGTAAATTTGTGCGTTCAAATGGTTTAGTAAATTTGGATATACCTCCCATTCCAAGAAGCCCTTCATTAGATATTTTATTTGCAAAACCAGCAAACGCAGCAGCAAGTCTAGTCATTAAAACGCTCATATCGTTAGCAAACTGCCTAGAGGCATCTCCAAAATCTTGTAAATTCTTTACTCCTTCATCACCGACAATTCTATTTAATCGTTTAACCGATTCATTATATGCAGCTTGTTTTCCTTGTGTTTTTTCAAGTAACTGTAAATACTTAGCAGACGGTGTGCCTACTAAACCTAGACTTTTAGTAACTTGGTTTATATCTAAACTTGTTTCACTAAATGCGTTACCTAATGTTGCCACCCCATCAATTACTTGCTGGACCTGAGTAAGTGCAGCAGTAGCTATTAAACCTCCTGCAAATCCTCCCATTTGACCGCCTAATTTACCTCCAATCATTCCACCTGTAAAACCAGCAGCAGCACCTAGTGGACCTTGCCCAAATAACAGAGGAAATGCACCACTTATTAATGCTCCTGATAAAACCCCTCCTTTTCCACCACCTCTAGATCCACCTCCACCAGTTGAGCCTCCTGTTTTTGGAGGTAAGGCTGGACCAATAGATCCTCCTATTTGTCCGAAATTTTTACCTTTAGGTGTGCTGATTTTATTTTGTTGTACTAATGCAGCAGCAGTTTGTTTTTCAACTTTTAATTGTTGTTGGTCTACCTTTAATTGTTTTTGCTTTATACGAAGTGTTCTCTGTTCCTGACGGGTTAACTTTACTGCTCCATTTAATCTATCTTTTTCGTTTTTATTAACTGTTCTATTTGCTCTACCACCTTGAGCTAATTTATTTAATTTTGATATACGCTTTTCAAGGTTATTTAGCTGCTTATTAACAGTCCTGGTATTCAGCTTTATATTAACTTCGTAATTAGATGCCACTAATCTCGATAAAACATTACATTTAGTTTAGCGTACCTTACGGTATTGAGCTTTTTTTTGTGCATCTTGATAAGCTTTTTCTTCTCGCTCTCCTTTTAATATGAAATATGCGTTCCAGCCATACACTTCTTCTAAAGTCATATTTTTCTTTAAATGACCCAATGTTATGCCTAAACTTTCTGCAATAAAAAATTGTAAATATAAATAGTTGTCTTTATCAAGTTGTGCTTTTTACGGCATCAGGGCTGACCTCCTCGCCCAACTCTTGCATTTTTGTCATAAGTTCCAGTAAAACTGCCAGTGGTATTTCTCTTCTAAGACTAGGTTTATCTCCTTCGCTAAATAGTTTTTGTCCATTCTCATCTTCTGCCTTATTTATTATTACCTGTAAAGCAAAGTCTAAACTACCTTCTTCCTGACCTTTATTTGTTGCTATTAAAGTAGCATTTATAGTATCTCTATCGGCAATAGTTAATGGTGTCCAATAAACAGTTAATACCACTTCTCCATTTCTATAAATAGAGTAGCTACTTTTGGTATTTAAACTAAACGCTTGTTTTAGTTTGTCAATCGCTCTTTCTGTTGCCATACAAAATAAATTAGTACATTCATCTACTATACTACTACTTTATTACTTAAAGCCAACCTTTTTAAACGCTAATGCTATATCTTTGTTGATAAGACCACCTTTTGTATAGATATTGTACCAGTTCGGGCCTCCCGTAGCCGTTAAACTAAACTGTTGACCATGTTGGGCATAAGTTACCTCTTGACCACTAATACTAGGTCTTGTTTGCCCTGGTGCGTTAATTGCAAAACCAGCATATTTAGCTCTGTTTCCAACAAATAAATCTTGGTTTAATGTTACATTTGGAACTCTTGGATTTTTTATCCGCCTAGCTGTTGGATCGGGTATCAAATAATTTGGAAAATCTGGTTTTCTTTTCTTAGTTGCCTGTACAGGATTTTTTGATACTATCCAGTTTTCACCAAATGTTCCTGTCCACCACGGACCTTTTTCAATCAAAGAACGAGCCACTGTCTTTGCAACCTCTTTCCTTCCTTTAGTTATTAGCTTTCCTAAATCTTTAGTAAAGTGTTTTTTAAAATCTTTAGGCATTGGCACTAAAATCGCAACTTACAACTGATAAATAATGGCTATCCTCTTCTACATTAATTGAAGTTGGTCCTTCTATTGCTGATACCCTCGGACTTACAGAAAACTTATCTGTATATGTTGCAGCATTAACAGAAGTAAGACCAGTAATAACTGTTTCGGCTATAGCAGATGCCTCCGCACTTCCCTTATGTGGTGGTGTCATAATTCCACATCTTATAGACCCTGCGTAATAAGTGACTGCTGCTCCCTGTGATTGATTGGTAGATTGTGTAAAATCTAAGCTTACCATTACATATTTTTTGTTCTTACCTGGGATACTTAGTGGTGTATTATCAAAAATTACAGAAACAGTGGGATCTGCGTCTGTGACTGCATTTAATATGGCAGTTTCAAATGCTGCTCGTGCGTTTACTAAAGTCATTAGAAAATAACATCCACTCTAAATAAGTATTCTTGACCACCCTTTTGAGTAAGAATATTAGTTATCTTACAACTTCTACTAGATCCAGAAAATGTCAAAGTAATTTCATCCTGTAATAAAGGCTGACTGTCTCCAATTAAATCAGGTGTTATATACATTCTTGCCACATTTTCTTGAAAACCTGTCTCCTCACTGGATCGTACAAATTCAATAGGAACTTTTATTGTATAGTGCGTGTCTACTGTATGATATTCTCCAGTTTCATTGTCATAACTTGATACCCCCTTTCTTGTGTAAACAATAGTTGTGTCTAACGAGTTACCAAGTTGTGCAACAACTTGTTTTGCAATGTTTTTTAATGCTGTGTCTAGTGATCCTGCCATTATCCTCTAACTACCCTCATTTGAAAACTACCTGCTCCACCTAGCATATATGCTCCAAGGTAACTTTGTAACCAAGGATATTTATCCATAATATTATTTACAGAGCCAGTTCCCTGGCTATCAGTATTGTATTTGACTTGTATATCTCCTAGTTTTACTTCTTCGATGTTACCGTCTGTTCCTACATTTCCTGTCATAGCTTCACTATCGTTTGCTAATGCTCTTGATAGTTCGTATTGGGCATACTTAATGTTATTTGGAACAGCAGTACAAGCTAATTCAACATCATCTACTTGGTAATTATTTCTTGGAAATTTTAATGCCTGACCATGATCACATCTGTCTCCATAAAAAACTAAAGTATCAATCCATCTAGTAGCTGCTATTAGTGCTCTATTCTTTTGATCATCTGTTTTATTTGTCCATGTTGAAGAATCTGGGACTGTTTCAAAATAAGTATTAGCTTCTGCCAATGTGACATAGCTATTTGCAGTAGCACTTGATAATGTTGCTGTTATAGTTGCTGCCACGATCTATAAAGTAATTTAGTTTTATTGTAGCGTAAAGA